GAAGTCACTTCAACTGATAACTTGCTTCTATCTACTCTTGCATTTGATAGAACGAATTTTGAATTTTTAATTTGATCATCAAAAACATATTGATCAGTTACATATTGTCCTTGAATAATCTCTACATCTTTATATGAATATGTTGAACCAGATTGAGTTGGTGTATATGTAGATGTTGTTACAAAATTATAAGGAACACTATCAACAACTGACGTGAACATATGACCTCTTGGCATTAACATATCTTGTAATGCTGGATTTGTTCCGTCTATGTTGTTGACATTATTAATTGTTACTTCTACTGTAGCAGAAGTTGCCTTTTCTGTTGCTGGTGTAAACCCTAAATCTTTTGCACGTGATACTACGTTCTTTCTGATCTGTGCAGAATCTAAAAACATTTCCGAAGCGGCGATGTTTGTATTAACACCACTAATGTGTGATGCATATGCAAGTGTGTCGATCAACACTGACATTGAAGAACCTTCAAAATCGTAGTCTTTAAACTTGTCTTGACCCTTTAAAAAAATTTTTATATTCTCTGCAATTGCATCGAAGTCTAAATCTGTTGCGTTTATTTGTGAACTTTTAACTGCCATTATCTCACCCTAGTTACTGTAAAATTTGATGTTTGTTGTTCTAATCCATTTATAATATTGTAAAATACTCTGACATCTAAGTGATTACTATCAGAACCTATATCAGATATTTCTACAAATACGTTTCTGATTCTAGGTTCATTTGTAACTAATACGTCTACAATGTCTTTTTCTAGTCTTCTCTTTGCTCTGTTATTCTTTAACTCGAAAAGTGAATTTCTAATACTAGCACCAAAATTAGGTTTGAATGGTCTTTCAAATTTATTAGTTAGAACTATATTTCTTACCGATCTTTTAATTGCTTCACTATCTTTCTTTGTTGTTACATCACCAGTTAATGGGTGTGCCTTAAATAACATATCAAGATCAGTGTAAACATTCTTGCTTACTGCGTTTATTTTTGCATTTGGTTTTAAATAGTCGGCCATACTACTATTTAGACATCTGTATTATATTTTATGGCAGTAACAGTTCCTTTTTCTGGTGCTACATCAAATACTACCTTATTTCCAAAAATGGGGTGAATAGAGTACGTACTTGGATCTTGTTTTACACCATCAATAAATACCTTCAACTCACTTCCACTACCAGTTGTATCGAAGTCTGTTGTCTCGCCATCGGCATCATAAAGATCAGTTGCTCTTGCTTCTACAGAATTATTATTTACTTTAATTTTAGGTTTGTAAGATGAAACTGCTAGTACTCCACCAATTGCTGGTATATTTAGATCAATTGATTTAGGGAATCCCATCAGTGATAAGAAATCGCAAAATGTAAGCATTAAGAAATCAAAGATTTTGCCTATACCAATCGCATCAAAAAACTTCTTAACTATTTTAACCCAGTCGAACAATAGTTTCTTTTGCCAGTTTGCTTCAAACTCTTTAATTGCTACTATCTTTTCAGCAATTTCTTGTTCAAAACTTTCGACGTTAGACCTGATATCTCCACCAATCATTTTAAGAATATCAAAACCACCAATAGTAAATGTATCTAAGAAGTCTCTACACTCTTTTTTGAATTCTTCGATCTCTTCTATTGTTCGTTCTTTTAAATCTCCATATCTTTTTTTAATTGATTCTAATCCATTGTTGATCAACTCTTCAAAATTTAAAGTAAGTAAACTTACCAAAGCATCTAAACCCAATAAGTCCCATATTTCTTCAAAGATTTTTATAAGTTTTCCGAATACTGCATGAGCAGTGTTGTTTAGATATTTTATAATTTCTACTTTGATGTATTGCCAAGTCATCTTTGCTCGCCACTCATCACACTTAATACTAAACTCTCCAGTAAATTTTTCAAAATCAAATTTGATACTATCAATTTTTTCTACTATTTGTGCTTGAACTTTTGCTTGTTCTTCAGCAGTAAATATCTTTATGATGTTAATTTTGATACCAAACAATGTAAGGTTAAAATCAACTGGTACTAAACTCGTGATGATCTCTAATATTTTTGCTGGTACATAAATGTGAAAGTCTTGTATAAACTTAGTGATTGCCTCGTTTGCTTCTTTTTGCCAATCTCTTACAGATAGTTTTTGCCAATAAGGAGATAAAAGTGATTCTAGTTTCTCTACAAAACCCTCAATCTCTTTAATGACATCTTCTATTTGTTGTCTGACCTCTTCTGCTATCTCACTACCTGCTTTGGCCAATTCTGCTTTTAGTTTACTTGGGATAGAAAGAATGTCGTTCAATGCACTAACTAACTCTTCTTTAGTTGGTAAAGAAAATATGTCATCTGTCGGACAAGGAAAACTTGTTGGTATAGGTTGAGTTATCATTACGAATTAAGTTTTAGTACCCCACCATTTACGTCAACGATAGGTGCTATGATTGATAAAGTTTCTGATGCACTGATATCTAAGTTTTTATCTGAATGAAGTTTAGCATCGCCTTTTACAAGCATATCTGCATCACCATGAATGTCTATATCTGCATCGCCTAATATTTTAATAGTACATTTGCCACCAATCAACACTTCGTCATCTTTGCATATAACTGTGTAGTTGTCGTTGACAACTCTATGTACTTGTGATCCGTCTTTATGTATTTCATAAAATGTTCCAGATCTATGTTCTACTGCTAATCTTTCATATCCTCTAGTATCGTCCATCTCAACCATGTGGCCAGATTCTGTATACAATACTTTGTTAAATGGATATAGTGATTGTCTTTCTATTTCTTTTGGTTTAACTGGTACGTCATCTCTATGCTCATAGGTTCCCGTACCTCGTGCAAATCTGTTGATGTCTGACTCATCATAGTAATCAGATAAAGGGTAATATGGTAATGTCTTATCTGCTTCTGTGTACTCATCTATCTCACTACCTTTACCTTCATAGTCTAACTTAAGTGCTTTAGGAGTTTGAGGCGATGTATCAAGTGCTAAAGTCAATTCGTTTGGTCTTGCACCTGCAGGTGGATTTAGTCCGTCTGTTGTACTTGCATACTCTGATTGTGTCTTTCTTCTTGGATCATTAAATCCTGCTTCAACTGTTCTGTTTATGATTTCGCCTTTTGGTGTTTCTTTATATCCACTTTGTGATACACCAGGTGCAACACCCATAACTATAAAGTCTTGCTGATCGTTATCTCTAAACATACCAAAGACTGTTGAACCTTCAACAAGACTATGATTGAAACCAAAACCAGATAGACCAGCACTTGTTGTTGGAATTATTACTTGCGACCATGGTAGATCAGGTGAAGCAATGTATTGTTTATTATCAGTATGTACACCTCGAACACGAACTCTAACTCTACCCACTTTTAGAGGATCATTACGATCTTCAACGACCCCATAATAAAAATTATTCATTTGGTAAAAACTCCTCAGAAAGATTTTTAGCAAAACTTTCTTTTGCACACATCATTGTCATAGTGCCTCTAAATTCACCTGGTGAAAAACTGTGCCTAATCTTAGTGACTAGATAACGATTATCATTTAATAAGTCTTCACCCTCTGCACCAACTTCTGGTCTTGGCAATTCTAAATGAATAACTTGCCCTACTGAAACGTCATCTCTCATAGGAACTGTAACTTTTACAGTATATTGTGATAAGTTCTCTCTAGCGGCAATACCCTCTAAGAATGAGTTATCAGTGTGTTCTTCACCAGTGTATTGACTTGTATCTTGAAGTTTTGGCGAATCTGAATATGCGTTAGAGTTATTAACTTTGTAATGAGTTTTACCACCTATAAGATATGCTTGATTTAAACTTGTATCAGATTGTATTTTGTTTGCTTGATATTCATCATCTGCTACTGGTTCTTGGACACTGTAAATGTCTTCATACTCTTCTGTTCTAATTAAAGGAAATCCAGATAGATGCTTATCTTTATTACGATCAAAAGTTTCTTGCATATCATAATAAATTTCTTTTTCTATATTTCTTATAGGATCAAAGACTCTTAAACTCGATGAATACGTTCCTGTCTTAACACCAGCAAGTGTATCGCCTTTGTGTGGGTATTCAAACTGTAAGATTTTTGAATTGTGTCCACCTTGAGATACATTAGGAGTTTCTTCTTGTCCCATAACTGCATTCTTTGGTCTGTATGAAAATGACACTGCATGTTCTGTATTGCCAGATAGCATTGTATCTAATGCCATAAATCTAAAACCTCTATGCATTGCTTGATAGAAAAACATTGAGTTTCTCCAACCAGCATTTTCTTCATAGTTAGCATTCTCATTTATATACCTAATCAATCTGTTCAAAGACCAATTGCCACATACTATTTGTTTGTTTTCTGGATACGACTTATCCCAATATTCGATTGGTGAACTTCCTGTTTGTTGTTCGAACCCACCATGCTTAAGTAGTGACTTAAGTAAAATCTCAGAGTACGATCCTCTGAATGTTTGACTGATTCTTTTTTGTTCGCATTGAAAATATCTAGGATCAATAAAATGTATTGCTAAAGAATCAGTAGTATAACCAGGCATATTTTGTACATTCGAAGTCTTATAGATTCTAAATGTTTTCTCTGCTTGTTTACCGAATTGTGTACCGTCTTCTTTAACACGATACTTAATAGTTAATGATTCTTGACCATAGACTTTATAGTTTCTATGAAAGTTAACACCATCAAAAATAGAAACTCTGCCAGATAAAAATGCATTATCAATTCCCTCAAATATATCTACTTGAGCAGTGATATTTTTTAATTCGACAACTTCTCTTTCTTGGTTAACAAGAGAAATAGTATCTATTGTAATTTCACCTGGTAAGAAGTTTCCTTCTTGTGGTTGTGTTCGATCATTCATGATGACATTACTTTTTCAAATCTTCTAACTACCTTTTGTATGATTGCAGGATCGATTACTTTAATCAATCGTTTTTCTTCATTCAATTCATATTCATAGTCGTAAAGTGTTACACTAGTATATCCAGCAGTCGGAACATTAGTATAAAGTCCGTTTGTTTTATTATAATAATGTTTGACACCATCTCTATGTTCTATTATACTTGTTGGTGTCATTGTTTTGTTACTTATTTTTCCTGTGATAGTTTCGCCTGATACAAATCCCCTACCTTCAATTGCAATTCTTTTATTTTGAGAATCTACTTCTATGACATTTCCTGTACCACTAATACTAGTTACTTTTTCTCCTAGTAAAAACTTACTGACTACGTGTTGACCTGTGTTTGAAGTAGATGTAGATAATATATCTGTTGTATTTGATGCTATTGCATAAACACCAGCATACTTCTGACTGATATACTTTTCAAAGGTTTCGTTGTCTTTATGCCAATCGTAATAGTTATCAAAGTCGTTTACTAAGTAGAATGTCCAATGAAGATCACCATCACCATAAAGTTTTGATGCTACAATATCTGGTCTTTCACCATCTTGAATCTCATACCTTGTATATTGTACGATACTATCTACTGCTTCTTGCTCAATCTTTGACTTTCTAAAAAAGTCTTTGATAGATACAATCTTACCATTAGATAATTTATATTGTAATTCTGGAAAGTTTTGAAAGTATTGATTTGCCATTAGAAACTAGGACCTCTGCCTTTATTAGAAGTTGTTCCACTATCTTGTTTATCACTTGTTGATTTTGGTTCAGTATATTTGTTAAGATTAGTATCTTCTCCTAATCTCTTGGTTTCATTTTCAAATGAATTATTTTCAATTGCTGAAATCTCTCTATAATTACTTTGAGTAAGCATTTTGATTTCTTGAAACTGAAGTGTAAGTGTTGTTTTAACTGGCATACCATTTTCATAGGTTGAAAATTTTAAACCACCTGTATGATCTACTTGAGCATTTGTACACACTGCTGGTAGAAACCCATCAATCGCACTTCCTAATGGGCCATCAAAATAGATATCAAACACATTTGGATATGTAAAATAATCGGCAGTGACACTGTTTGCTTTTAGTACATCACCCACTGCTTCTCCAACACCCTCAACACTTGTACCATCTGTTGTTCCAGGTAGCATTGCCGTTCTGAATGTGTGTATAATGTTTTGCACTTGTGTTGCTTCGTCTTGTGATCTAGGAAAGAATTCAAAAGTGAAATCCCATGTTCTGAAATCTAGACCTTGAAGTAATTGCTCTTTAAGTGGATTAACTGCAATACCCTTTTTTAAGTTTTCTTGACCACCAGTCAACTTGTTAATACCTTGTTGTATCATAGTGGGTAGTACAGTTGCCGCGGCACTTCTCGTTGCTAATCCCAAGTCTGCTTGTGGTGATGCAATTGCTGAAGCAATCTGCATTAATGCGGCACCCATTCTACTCATATCAGTACCACCATAAGATACACTTGCTTGAGATATTAAAGTGTCTGGTACATATAGTGCAACTGCTTTACGGCCTTCTGGATCAGTTCCCTCTGTTCCCGTATGTCTTGATCTTGTTTCAAAGACGATGTAATTATGTAAATCGTCGTGATAAGGATAAGTAAACTCAATCGTTGTATTGCTAGGCGTTTTCTTAATTGCTCTCTTAGTTTTGTTAGATGTGAGTTTATCTAACTCTTTGTTACGACTTAAGATATCTTTGATTGCTTTTTCTTTCTCTTCACCCAAGGCATCAATTGCAGTATTGTAGTTAATGTTCTGCAATTTACTTTGAATGCCTTTGAATGAATCAACTGCACCTTTGATTTTATTGAATTTTCCGATTAATTTGTCTATATATGCCATGAGTATAAATACACTTAAAATGAATTGTAATACTGTTATTTATGTCGTATAGTGGCCGTTTTAAACCGAAGAACTACAAAAAATATAAAGGTGACCCTACCAAAATCTTTTATCGATCTCTTTTAGAACGTCGATTTATGAAATGGTGTGATGATAATGATAAAATTATTGAATGGGGAAGTGAAGAAATCGTTATACCATACAGATCGCCTGTTGACAAGAGAGTCCATCGTTACTTTCCTGACTTCTACGTAAAGTACGTGAACAAAGACAAGCAAACTGTACGAGAAATTATAGAAGTTAAACCTTACAAGCAATTATTTCCCCCTAAAAATCCAAATAGGAGAACTAAGAGATATCTTACTGAGGTAACTACATACATGGTCAATCAGGCCAAGTTTAAGGCCGCACAAGAGTATTGTGATGATCGTAAGTATGTGTTTAGAATATTAACTGAGAAAGAAATCTTACCAAAAAAATGAAAAAATTATATGTATTCGATCTCGATGGTGTAATCATCGACTCTCTCCCAAATATGAAAATATCCTGGGGTGTTGTACAACTCAATCATAAGATTGATGTGCCTTTTGAAGAATATGCCAAGCACATTGGTAAACCCTTTTATGATATACTTACAGAAATTGGTATAACAGAAGATCAAACCAACATAAAGGCAACTTATGATAAGTCATCATCACAAGGTATTGACGAAGTTAAAATTTATCCTGGTGCTATCGACACTTTAAACACCTTGAAAGAAAGGGGGTGTAAAATAGCAATCTGTACATCTAAAGATGGAACTAGAGTTAGAGAAATACTCAAAGGTCTAAGAGACGACGGAAAACTATTGCCAGAATTCGACTTTGTATGTTCGCCAAAAAGTGGTTTACGTGGAAAACCTTCACCTGATCAATTACTAAATACTATTGCATTCTGTAATGAAGACCCCAAAGACACAATTTACATCGGGGACATGATAAGTGATTACGAATGCGCCCTACGAGCAGGGGTAGATTTTATACATGCAAAATATGGATATGGACAAGTGAAATGCGAACACTCAGTGGACCAGATAAACAAATTAATTTAACAGTTGGTATGATACCTGCGAGATGGGAGTCATCTCGTTATCCTGGTAAACCACTAGAACTCATCAATGGTATACCCATGTTGAGACGTGTATATGATCAAGTACACATGTGTAAAAACATCGACACTATTGTTATATTAACAGATGATAATCGTATTCGACAATATTGTTCTGCAAATGAGTTACGTTGCATTGTAATTGAAAGTGATTGTGCTACAGGTACAGATAGATGTGCCCATGCACTTCAGTTATGTGATGGAAATAGATTCGTCAATATACAAGGTGACGAACCTCTGATCAACCCAGAAGCAATTGATAAATTAATAGAAGAACATGACGATAACATTGGTGTATCAAATGCTTATGTTAAAGTAAACGATGATTATAAACTGCATGATAAGAACGTTGTCAAAGTCATAACTAATAAAGGTAACATGGCACAATATTACAGTAGACTGCCTGTACCTTACAATCAAAAAGAAGAGACTGACTTTAAACAACAACTAGGATTATACTGCTTCAATCGTGAATCGTTAGAGATGTTTAATAAGATAGAACGAGGTCCACTAGAAAGAGCAGAAAGTGTAGAAATGCTAAGATATCTAGAAATGGGGTTTAATGTAAAAATGGTAGAAGTCGATGATGAGGGTTTATCAGTTGATACACCTGAAGACTTGAAAAGAGTAGAGGAACATTTGAATGCGTTTAACTAAATCTGAACCCATAGTTGCTGATACAGATTTTTCTGAGTTCAGACACTTCAACTTTCAATGGGAACATCTAACTCAAGAGGCAAAAGACAAACACTTTGCTGATTTTAAAGCATGTTTTGAACAACTATCACAAACAGTAAAACCATATGTTGTAACTTATGGTCAATTAGACAATGATGGCATGTTTGGTAACTACAGTTATACAGATGAACAGTTAAACAAGTACGTCGAACACTTTTTCAACAAAATGGACTTACGAACAACTATAGATAATAAAACTGACTTACAAGATACAGATCATAACTGGGTATTTCATAAAATTAAGGTGCAATGGTTAGTCAATCAAGCACGTACAGTAGGTCTTTATAGTTTTATACAAGCAAGATTTAAGAAAATCCCTAATTACAATTTCAAACCATGGAAACAGACGAATCACGAAGGTGAAGTACATGTCCATCCCGGAATGTCGAGGGTTCATGCTATCAGACACATGAGAGATTGGGACCAAAAAGTAATTCTTTGGGATAAATGTGGTTACATGAGAGAATATGACCAAAAACCATTAACGTTTGATGAATGGTATGGGTTATTTGACAATATAAACAAAACAATATTTGGTGCAATCATACCAGACGAGATTCTCGAAGTACATGTACAAGAAGATAGAAAGGGCATGTATAATGCAGTCAAAGACATTAAAGAAGGAATGTATAAGTCACTTAGGCCTTTACTAAAGGGTAAATGTGACGATGATATCAAAGACTTGTTTAGACACGAGGGAGAAGAGACAGGCGTTATTCTAGAAACACATAACGACTACATATTTACAAGAAACGATCTAAGAATGTTCTTAGACTTATATCCAGGAGAGGTAGAGAGAGTACAAGATGGCAACAAATTCACAATCACAACCAAATAAAGAATACGAAACACTTGGCAGTATCAATGATGCAGGTGTATTAGACGAAGTAAAAAGATTATGGAATGAAACTACATGTAAACCCAAGATTATGTCTTTGAGACATGCTATTGATCTGGGTTATGTTACAGATAACTTTTCAAAATGGACAGATCAACCATTTTCAAACTTCTTCGAAGATACTTGGGACCACAAAGACCATAAACTGCTTACGCATAAGCATTGGTTTTTACACCACGACATTTTAGAGAAGGGATTATGGTCACCCCCTAATGGTGTGTTACGTAACGGAAACTTTATACACTTCCATCCTGGTGGAAATAGAATTAGAGCATTAGTTAGTGCTGATCTACTAGATGTTGATTTAATGATATGGGACCCTCTAAACAAATACGATAGTAAAGAATTAAACTTCGACGAATGGTTAAGTTACTTCGATACAGACGATGAAACTAAAGATGAGAAAAACGATGTATGGTTCTCAAGGGTTCGTAAGTTCATTGGCGAAGAAGATACTTTGTTTATGTTAGAAGCACACATCACACAAGGTTTAGATAAATTTAAAGATTGGGGTGAGACCATGGAGTCCATGCTCAATCATACAAAACCTAAACTACTCAATTACTACGATGAAGAACTTGCAAGTGTAGTACACTTTGATGGCGAAGAGCATGGTGTTGAAATCTATGTTAAAGACAATCAAACGTTTACTAAGAAAGATTTGAACTTGTTAATTCACGTATCTGATAAAATTAAAACTTTTGAAAATAATAAGGTAATTATTACAGTCAAGTAGTCATAAATAGTAGTATGAGTCTACTAGAAAGATTACAGAAAGAAAGTCCTAAAGAACTTGCTAAACGATCATACGATAGTATGAATTGGTTTAGAAAAAGAGTTCAAAGAATGCGTATTCCTGCTAGACGATTCTATCAAACATCGGGCATAGAAAAAACTGACCGATATATTGATGGTAAGATGTACATGTATTTCTATGATGCTAAGACACAAGACAAATTGCCTTATTGGGACAGATTTCCTTGTGTAATTGTAATCGAAGATTATAGAGATGGTTCGTTTTTAGGAATGAACTTACATTATATACCACCAAGATATCGTATTCGTTTATTAGACGGATTGTTTGAATATACAAATAACGAAAAGTTTGATGAGACTACTAGAATACGTATGACTTACCAATTACTCACTTCAGTAGCAAAATTAAAGTGGGCAAAACCATGTATCAAAAAGTATCTCAAGTCAAACATTGTTGGCAATGCGTTAGATGTCGATCCAGAATATTGGGATCTCATTGCGTTATTGCCAGTAACACAGTTTCAAAAAGAAAATGCTAACAAAGTTTATGCATATGCTAAAAAAGAAATATACGGGTAAAACATGGCAAGAAGATTAGAAATAGAAAACATTAGACACCAATTTGATCAGGGTGCAAGAGCAAACAGATTCGAAGTAAACGTATTTGGTCCGTCAGCACTTATGGGTGCAACTGAGGGTGACTTCTCTATGAGAGGTATCAGATGTGTAAATGCATCTTTACCTGGTAGAAGTTTAGAAGTTGCTGACTTTTCAGAATATGGACCTACAAGAAAAATGCCATATCAGGTCAATCATGGCGGGGAAGTAACAATGTCATTCTTATGTGATTCTACGTTTGCAGATAGATTCATAATACAAGCATGGCAAGAAACTATCTTCTCTGCTCAAGGTGAAATCGAGGGCAATGCTTTTTTACCTGTATACGAATGGTATAACAATTACATAGGCAGAGTAGAGATAAACCAACTAACTAGATCAGATAAAAAGTCTCTATCATACACTTTGCATGAAGCATACCCTGTAGGATTTGCTCAAC